GTGTTAATAGATTATAGATGTAAGGAATTAATAAAAGGTTTTGAGGGTGGCTATCACTATAGAAGAATGCAAGTATCAGGTGAAAGATATGAGGACAAGCCTGCTAAAGACAGGTTCTCTCATATACATGATGCATTACAGTATCTAATGCTTGGGTCAGGTGAGGGCAGGCAAGTGATGGGTCAGTTTAAAACTATACAAGCATTCAATGCTAGAAGAGACTTTGATGTATTTACACGACAACCAAAACAAAAAAGAAGACAAGGTCTATGGTCAAGGCTATAACATTTGTGCGTTGTGTAATATTTATTTAATAGGTATGGCTAAAAGAAAAGGAGATTAACATGTGTTTACCCGGTGGTGGCTCAAAAACACCTGCACCTGATCCTGAATTGGAAAAAGAAAGAGAATCTGAAAAAGCTAAAGAGCAGGCAAAGACTGCTGAAATGAAGCAAGAAGCTTTAGAAGAAACTGTTTCAAGAAGACGTAAAGGTACAGGAAGAAGATCGTTGCTAACTGGCTCAGGTGGTGGCGTAGGTTTTTATAACAGGTATTCATAATGTATGATTTGGCCCAAGGCTACATGGCAAAATATGAAAAGGCCAAAACTATAAGACGTGAGTTCGAAGAACTCTATGACGAAATCTTTGAGTATTGTTTGCCACAGAGACAGGGGTTTAAGAATTATACTCCCGGTCAAAGACGAGATGATCGTATCTTTGATGAGACGGCAGTTGTTGGCGTGCAAGAATTTGCATCACGACTACAGTCAGGCTTAGTTCCTAACTTTGCTAGATGGGCAGACTTTGTAGCAGGTGGTGAAGTTCCACCGGAAGAAGCTGATGAGATTAATAACAAACTTGATGAAGTTACTAATTATGTATTTGAAATAATACAGACATCTAACTTTGCTCAAGAGATTCATGAATGTTTTATAGACCTTGCTTTAGGTACAGCCGTTCTTGCTGTGACTGAGGGGGATGCTGTAAACCCAATACGTTTTCATTCTATTCCTTTGCCTCACGTAGTATTGGATGTAGGGCCTGATGGTAGGGTTGACCATGTTTATAGGGAAAGAGATTTAAAGTTTAGCGATCTACCTATTGCATATCCAAGAGGTTCATTTACAGACCAAACATTAGATAAGATACAGAAATACCCTGATAGTAAATGTAAGATACTAGAGGTATCATGTAAGCTATACGACAGACCTAATGAAGAACGATATAGCTATATGGTTATAGAGATGGGTGATAAGAAGCTTATACTAAACGAGGAGTATAATGGTATAGGTTCTAATCCATTTATAGCTTTTAGATGGAGTAAAGCTAGTGGTGAGATTTATGGTAGAGGCCCTGCAGTAAATGCATTGAGTGCTATCAAATCAGCAAACCTTACAATAGAACTTGTACTTGAAAATGCACAGATGGCTATATCAGGCATTTATCAAATGGATGATGATGGTGTTGTTAACGTAGATACAATCAACTTAGTTCCGGGAACAGTTATACCTAAAGCACCAAACTCCCAAGGTCTTCAACCTATAAGAGCAGCAGGTAACTTTGATGTAGCTAACTTGGTTCTTAATGATATGAGGAATAATATTAAACGTGCTTTATATAATGATATGCTAGGTGATCCTAATAAAACACCTGCGTCTGCAACTGAAGTGGCAGAACGTATGGCTGATCTATCAAGGAAGATAGGTTCTGCCTTTGGTAGATTGCAAGCTGAAATGGTACAGCCAGTATTACAGCGTGTGGTTTATTTGTTAACCAAGCAAGGCAGGATAGAAATACCAACTGTAAATGGTAGACAGGTTAAAATTAAAAGTGTTTCCCCACTGGCACAGGCACAATCTAACCAAGACATTGTATCCCTAGATAGATTCCTTGAGATGGTAGCCGGTCGTTTTGGCCCTGAAGTGATAAACCTCCTAGTCTCTTCAGAAGAAACGGCTATTTATCTAGCCAAAAAATTTGGTGTGCCAGACATGTTAATCCGTGATGTTGGTGAGAGACAACGCATGGTTCAGATGGCACAACAGATGCAACAACAAACAGGAATAGACCCGAATGCAAACCCAAGCATCCAAGCACTTGGGGGTTGATGGATACCCCCGTTCAAAAGCAAACGATGAGAAAATATCTTTAGATTTAGCCAGTGCCTTTAATACTCCCAGTGGACTGGCTACTTTACAATATCTGAAGTCTATCACTATTGAAGCGATAACAGGAGCTAATATATCTTCTGAAGAATTGCGTCATCTTGAGGGGCAAAGATATCTAGTGGCATTAATAGCCAAACGTATTCAACATGCAGAGAGGATAAATCATGGAAGAAACACAAGCAACTGAATCTAATGAACCTGTAGCAGAAACAACAAGACAAGAAGCACAGGTTGAAAGACCTGAATGGTTACCTGAAAAGTTTCAGACACCTGAAGATTTACGTAAGTCTTATGATGAATTGTCTAGTAAGTTAGGCAAAGGCGAAGAAGAATTACGCAACAAGTTGTTAGAAGAAATGGAAACAGAAGCATTTGCTAACAGACCTGCGTCTGTAGGCGACTATGTTTTGCCCGAAGTGCTAGATGAGCAAGAGGCTGTAGATAACCAGTTGCTTGACTGGTGGTCTAACTATTCATGGGAAAACGGATTGAGCCAAGAAGAATTTGCAGAAGGTATTGAAAAGTATGCTACTGCTGTTATGGGTCAGCAACCTGATCTTGATGCCGTGCAAAAAGAACTAGGTGATAATGCTATTGAAAGGGTAGAAGCCGTTCAGTTATGGATGAATAAGTTCTTCCCTGATGCCGGAATGCAGGAAGCAGTTGCTCAACTAGGCTCAAGTGCAGCAGGTATAAAAGCATTGGAGCATATAATAGAACAAACAAAATCCTCTAATGTTTCAGGTCAGGGAACTATAGCAGGCCAAATTACAAAAGCAGATGTCGAAGCCAAGATGAAAGACCCAAGATACTGGCAGCAAGGCAGACGTGACGAAGCTTTTGTACAGGAGGTCAACAATGAGTGGAAGCGTCTTTACGGGTGAAGGCGATTACGGACTTGCTGAGATAATAAGAAGCAGACCTAGTCATGCTGAAAAATTACAACATAACCTAAGGGATACTGATTTACGGGAATGTATGATTGCAGGTGTCTCTCCGTGGAGAGCATTAATGCAATCATTACAATTAGATAACGCAGAAACTTATACTGTTTTATTAAAAGAAGAACCTGTAATGATGTTTGGTGTAGTGCCTCAGCATGAACTTGTTGCTAGAATATGGATGCTATGTAGTCCTATTGTTGAGAAACATCCTAAAACATTTGTAAAGTTATCGCCATCTATAGTCGAATACTTTCAAGAAAGATATTTTTTGTTAGAAAATGTATGCCCTATGGATCATTACAAGACTTTAAGTTGGTTAGAATATCTTGGGTTTGGTTTTCTTCCAACTCCTATTATGATTAATGGCTATTATGTTTTACGATTTGTGCGTTGTCAAAACCTATATTATATGCAATCCCTTGAAGATACACGGCCTGTAATAAGCTGACAGCCCTAACGGATAACTGGATGACGCTGAAAACAGACAACCGATAGCAACTATAACAACAAACTGCAATGAGCAGGGAAAGGACTAATAATGGCTAATACAATAGATCAAGCCTTTATTAAGCAGTTCGAGTCCGAGGTACATCTTGCTTACCAAAGAATGGGTTCAAAGTTAATGAACACTGTTCGTAACGTAAGTAATGTTGCAGGAAGCGTAGTACGCTTTCAGAAAATCGGTACTGGTTCAGCTTCAACTAAATCAAGAAATGGTATGGTTACTCCGATGGAACTAGATCATACTAACGTAGAAGCAACATTAGCAGACTACTATGCTGCAGAATACATTGACAAGCTAGACGAACTCAAGACTAACATCGATGAGCGTCAAGCTATTGCAACTTCTGCTGCTGCTGCATTAGGCCGTAAGACAGATGAGATTCTTATTACAGCTATGGATGCAGGTGCTAATTCAACTCAGTTACATGACACTGGTAGTGCTGTAGAAAAAGCAGATTTATTATCAGCTTTTGAAACATTTGGTTCTGCTAACATACCTGAAGATGGTGGTAGATACATCGCTATGCATCCAAAAGGATTTGCTGACTTATTTTTAATTAATGAGTTTGCATCTTCTGACTATGTAGGTGATCAAAATTTACCATACGCAGGTGGCATGACAATGAAAGAGTTCTTAGGATTTAAGATTTTTTCAACAACTGCTGTAACTGCAGGTAAGAATATGGCATATCATACAACTTCTGTTGGTCTTGGCATAGGTGCTAATGTCACAACTGAGTTAAATTATGTGCCTGAAAGAGTTTCACACTTAGCCACATCAATGATGTCTATGGGTGCTGTTGTTATTGATAGCAATGGTATCTATGAACTTCTTGATAATAATACATAGGAGGTGAATCATGGCATTTGAAGCAGCTAATTTAATACGTATCGGTGGTGGCTCAGGTCAAAACCTTTGGTATTATTCAACTACAGAAGCTCAAGGTACTATTGACGGAGCAGGTT